AAGACTTTGCTAAGTTGATGTTTTTCTTTATCATCTCTTTGGCAAGTTCTTTCATGCCGTCTTCGTTCTCAAAAAAACGATATGCTTCATAATCTATCATACTTAATCTCCTAAGCTTTCAAATTTCTCTTCTACTAGTTTTGTAATCGCTGAGTCTACTTTCAGTGTTTCTTCTAAACCCTTCTCATACAAGATGTCAATAAAGTCACCGACATTCATTTCTAGTATCTCATTCATAATATTTTCTTTTAGATTTTCGTTATGTATACAACTCATAATTTCTCACTTTCTTTTCGAATCACTTACACTATTATAGTACCACATTCAGAGAAAAAGTCAAGTGCTTAAATATTTTTTTCTTACCATCTGAACAGTGTCTTTCACTATTGTTGGGTATACACCCAGGTAAGTACCAGACTCTAAACTATCCTTACTTATTAGCTCCTTATGATGGTGGTTTATTTTATCATAACTTTCTAATAGCATTTTTGCTACAATATCAAAAGTAGCATCTGTTGCTATCGGCTTATCTTCTTGATAGTAAGCATAGGACATCATTAGATATAATGGCACGGCCATATTAATATCTTCTGTTATCTTAGCTTTTATCATGGTGTCTAACATTAAGCACCAACCTTTACATAAGGCTTACTCCATTTGCCGATGTTGATATCGATGTAGTAAGCAGTGTGAAAATAATCTGTCATGATATCAGACTTATCGAACCATTTGGTTCCTTTCATTGCTTTGTGCAACTCTTGAAGAAACTTTTTGACAGTTCCAGAATACCAACTGTCAATGTGATAAGTGTTGACTTGAATATGGCCGTCATCGCCTTTTCGAAAGTATTCTGAGAAATCTAGAATACCTTCAGTAACTGTCACAACGAGTGACATATGATGTCGGATAGAAATAGAACCTTTCATACCGAAATCTTTTAGAACTTTTTTTATAGCAGGTGCAAGTTCTTTTTTATCTGCTTGTGAAATATAAGCCATTATATAATATCTCCATGAATTTCATTATCAATTTTTGTAACTGCGTCTTCAACTGTAATACCCATCTTTTCGCAAAGAATGAATATCTTATCTTCGATTAGATCTAGGTTGCCTATTTCAGCACCAGCCATAACAGCGTCCCATCTCTTATATAAATTTTTCAATGTCTCATACTGAAATCTTTTCAGCCAAGCATCGTAGTCAGTATTCAATGTTCTAGGATTGTTTTTCATATTTTCTCTCTCTTTCGAATCACTTACACTATTATAGTAGCATACTTAGAATTAAAGTCAACCAATAATTTTTCTTGCATCTCAAAAGCTTCAATCTCATAATCTCTTTCAAGATAGTCAACATCAGTGGGAGCAAAGATATCTTGTCCTTTAACTGATTGCATTATGTGGGTGAACTCATGAAAAATTGTAGTCAACAAATCATCTTTGTCTTGACTCTTTTTCACTCTTAGTGTAAAATATCTATTGTCATCTATATCAACATCAACAGTAGCATCTACTTTCATGTTGTTTTTCATTATAACATCTATCTCAAGTTTTCTAACTTTAGGTAGAAGTTGCTCTTTAGCAAAGATAAGGGCTTTGTCAATCAAGGCTCTTTCTGCTTTATTTGAATTGAAATAAGTAACTAACATACTATTATAATAGCAGGTTAGAATATAAAGTCAACCCTCTTGTAAGTTATTGAAAAAGCTAGGTATTTTACCATTAAATCCATAACCACTATTGAGTCTTTCAATAAGTGATTCGTTTTGTTCTTTACTATCAGACTTCCAGATAATTTGTTTTATCTTAGTATCGTAGACGTAATAAACGCCTTTACTTTTCTTGCTAATATATTGTTTATTCTTTTTTCTAAACCATCTCATACTTTTAATCCACTAAAATCTTTTCTGCCCATTTTCTTAGTTGCCCATCTCATTTTATCGTCTTCATCAGCCCTTTCACCAAACTCAGTATTATCAAATACTGGCCCATCAAGAACATCACCTTGTGCTGATTGTTCTACATCGTAAAGCCTCATCTTTGCCCTATCAACACCTAGAACAAATCTTTTATATAGAGTTGGATCATTATACCTATTTTTGAGTTGCTTTACCATTATCTGACTTAAATCTTCAAGTTCTTCAGTAGATATAAGAGCGAACATGAAGTCGGCAGTTGCTGGTAAACCAAAAGATTCGGAAGTATCTTCTAAACCTAAATCTGAGTTGGTATAACCACTTCTTGTAGTTTGTGTTGCAGATAATATTGGAACATTCTTTTCTACTGCAAGTCCTCTAAGTTCTTCTGCTATAGATTTTATGAGTGTGTATGAATTTACATTAGAACCAGTTCGTATTCTATGTGACATACAAATATTTAAATAGTCAACATAAATGATATCAGGTATAAATTGTCTTTTTAATCTAAGTTCATTTAGTAGATGTCTAAAATGTCCTACATGTGCAGAAGCAGTAGGATATTCTTTTACAATTAATTTACCACTGGTTTTACCTTTTACTCTATCAATCTTTTTATCATACATCTGCTTTGGTAAATTTACTAACTCTTCTAATGACACATTAAGTAAGTTAGCGTCTATTCTTTCAGCAATCTTTTCTTCTGCCATTTCCATGGTAATGTATAATACATTTTTACCATCAAGTAAATTTGCTGAAGCCATATGACACATTGCTAACGATTTACCAACGCCCGTACCAGCAAGTATAATATTGAGAGACTTTTTAGGTAAACCACCTTTGGTAATCTTATTAAGATAATCCAAATCAAAAGGAATACGTTCTTCAATACGGTGATAAAAGTCCCAACGACTATCACTATCGTCAATAAAATCATGGCCGATAGAAGGATCAAAGGAAACAGACAAAGCATCAGAAAGAAGTTCTGGAATAGTGCCTGCATCTCGTTTCTCTTTACCATCGATAATAGATATTGATTCCATAATAGCATTGTAGATTGCCTTCTCTTGACAAAACTTCTCTGTTTTTTCTATTAACCATTCTTTATCTGTATCAGGATCAACATTCAGTTCTGATATGATAGAAGAACATTTAGAAAAGTCTTCATCAGTTACTTTTGAATTATTATCAAGTTCAATTATCAATGCCTCTTTAGTAGGCAAAGCATTGTATTGTGAAAGATATTTATCTATTTCTTGATATATTTGTTTTTCATTTTTTTCAGTAAAGTATTCAGATTTTAAATAGGGTAAAGTTCTTCTTGCATAATCTTCTTCGTTAAGTAGATTTTTAAGTATAACTAATTCAATCCTGCTTTGCACGTTCTAAATACTCCTCTAATTCTTTTACCAAAATATCTCCAAGTATAGTTTTAAACTCTTTCGTTGTCAAGTCTAAATCATTTGGATTTTCACATATTATGAAATTAAAATCTAGTTTACCTAAATTATTATCTTCTGAAAATTTTATAACATCATATTGTATTATAATGTTTTCATATTCACCATCATCAATCACGATACAAGATTGTTCATCATGAAACATTTTATCATGTTTCTCTATCGTGTGATAGTTAGGCATCATCTTCTTTTGCCTTGCCCTCTATACTTTTTGAACTGTCTTCTTTTATGTTTGTTCATTTTTGTTAAAGATAATCTACCATTACCAATAGATGTTTTGACTTTCATAGGTTCATGAATTGATACTACAAAACTTCTTGCTTTTTTAGCCATTATCTACTCCCGTCAATTTGTTCTTTAACTTCTTGAACTCTATCTTTCAAAACACTGATTGCAGTATTAATATGTCCAGTATCATGAGGTTGAAGTCTCTTTTCTAAAACACTTATTTCTTCCATGAGAAAAATTAATCTATCAGTATCTTTAGTCATTATGCATCTTCCTTATTATTTCAACATCTTCTTCATCGATTAAGTCACCACAACCACAACGAGTTGGATACTCTAAATTAACAACATCATCTTCCCAAGTACACCAATGTTGCCAATATACTTTATCGCCCTCAATGTACGCTGTCTTCTGTCCCTTCGTCAACTGAAAGTTCATCGGTAGATTCACCATACAAAAACTCCTTCTTTGCTACTTCTTCTAATTTTGCCATCATGTCTTCAGTAAAATATTTTTCAGGTTCTTGATTGATAGTTTTACCGAATACCTTTGTACCATCAGGAAGTTCATATCTTGTAGAAACTTTCTTAATGATATCATACTTCTCAGCTAAATCTAATAATCCATAGTATCTATCAAGTCCAGTTGTGTAAGATAGTTTGACTTCTACTTTCTTATTCTCTTGAGTAAATCTAGATTTGGCCATCTGTACTTTTACTATGTTACCAATTACGTCAGTACCGTCTTTATCTTTCTTCTTCGAAAGCATGGCGATAGACGATGAGGCATACTTGAGTCCAGCCCCACCAGACATTTCTTTCATAGGTATGTATGCACCTACAACATCATATACATGATTGGTAACAAGAAGTGGTACTTTTGCTTTAGCAAGCTTGAGTGATAATACTCTAAATGTACCACGTAGCAATTGTGCTTTTGTCATATCTCTTGCTGGTTTACCAGACTCGACATCTTCTAATTCTTTTGCTGACGATAGTTGCCCTAATGAGTCGAGTACCATCATCATAGGTGGTGCATCTTTATGTTCCATATAGTTCGTCAACATTTTTACTGCACTTGTACGAAAGTCTTCAATTGACTCTGGTTCTGCAATAGATACTCTTGATACATCAATACCTCTAGAAGACATCATATCTTTTGTCACTGCGGCCTCTGTATCAAAATAGATAACTCCACCAGTTTTATTATCTTCTAAAAATTGTT